AGGTATTTATAGTGTTTGAGCCTAGGCCGAATGTACAATACCATCTAAAAGATAATTTAGGTTCAACATTTGAGTCGCTCCAAAAGGGCATTAATTAACCTCTTTTAAGATAACAGAGAAGAATTTTGTGTGTTGCTTAGGGATGCAAAATCATAGCGCATAGTTACAGTGGTGATTACCAATTCTTCCGAGCTATAATCTAATTGGCCATAATCAATGGATGTGAAAAAAGTGTTGTGTAATGTCCAATCCTCTATTATGTTACCGGATGCATCTATCTGGGTGATTTTGGGTTCTCCGACAGCCAAAGTAAAGTTACCTTTGCTAAGCGATGATCGAGCAGCGAGTTCCGTTACTGGTTTTTGATAACCACCTTTAACAAACATGTTAGTAATCGCAGCTGATTGGTCTGGATCGACGGGATCTACAAAAGTGGCGTCAATTGTATTCCACGTGACTCTTCCCGGGAAATAGAAAGTATGTGCAACATATTGATGGGGTACTTCACTAACTGCGAAAGATGGTTTTTTTACCGTCTTAATCGCATAAGTTTCTAGTTTTTCTTCTGCGCCTGCTAACGTCAGGTACCAACGAAAACTTCTTTTAGGCTCTGTCCCTGCGTTGCTCCAAAATCGTTCACTCATTTAAATCGTCTCCTTAACTATAAGTAGTGTCTTTCTCATTTTAATCCTCGAAGGCTGCGCCATTATCGGTCAAAATAAAGTCGATTGCGATGAACTCAATAGCGCGAGTTGGTTTAATGTAAATTTTTGCATAAACCACGTTTCTATCAATCAAGTCTGGCGTGGTTGTGGTTTCATCCAATACCAACTTGAAAGCAGAAATGCCAAGCCCTGCTTGAACTCCGCGTAAGAATGGTTCTACTTGGCCTTTGAATCGGTTCCAAGTTGTTCTTACGTTTTGGTCGAACAAGATAGTAGAAGCAAATCTAGAAACTTGACGCTTCAAGAAAATCATAAGGCGTCGAATGTTGATTCTATCTAATGCCGATGTAGTAGTCTGCAATGTTTTTTGACCAAAGATCACAATACCTTCTGCTGGGAATTGTGCGATTGGGTTAATGTTGGCCTCATATAGTTTGTCGCGTTGCTTAGAAGTTAATCTTTCGCGAACCGAGACAATCGGGAGACCGGCTTTTCCGCCGCTCAAACCACCACGAGTAAAGCCAGCAGGAGCAAACCAAAGTTCGCTGCTCTTTTGACCATAAGACATGGCACCGAGTGCTGCGACCGAGGGAGGTGCCCAGATTGCTTGACCTGTGTTTTGGTCGCGAAGTTGGACCCATGGGTAATAAGCACAACCATAACTGGAATTGATATCTAATCCGTTAAGATTATTAACTGTTTTAATTAGATTACCCTTACGATCTGGCGCACTGCGTGTGTCTTCGTATTGTGGCGTAAAACCGTGTTGTAAGTCGACCACTGCGAGAGCATCTCCGCGTGATTCACACATAGTGATTAATGTCTCGTTAAGAGTATTGTTAGTAATACCGGGCATTGCTGCTAGGTTATACTCAACCAATTCTGGGTCTCTTAAGGAATCAATGGCCACTTGAATTGAATTATATGCATAATTCTCGGTCACATCGCTTGTGCCGACATTTGCTAAACGCATTGGCTCTGATTCTTTAATATCCAAACCATCAAAGCCGCCGTGAAAGGTTGTAGTAAAACGATCTAAGTCGTTATCCAACAACTCTGTATAAGAGCCTGTTCCACGAACATATCCTAGGCCGGAGCGATCTGCTGCGAGAGCTTGTCGTGATCCTGAAAGGTATATATATCGCCTCTCAGTTGCAGCGCCAGCGTAACACATATCGTCCAAAGTAAAGTAAAAATCTGCTACTGTGTTGTCCGATGAGTTGGCCTCAAAATTATCTATTCCGGTTGGCTTTACTTTAAGATGATCCAACACGCTCTTATCAAACTTCATAGAATTGAAAGTAGTATCCACGCCCCAATAAACGCTCAACGGATCAACCGGTGATTGTTCTGAGGCAGAAGCTCTCAAACGAAGTTTGGGGAAGTCAAACGATGCAGAGCCGTTGGTGGCTTCTGAGCCGGAAATAAAGGTAGTCACTGTGGAGCCGTAATCGTCTAGATTGCCGCTGACCATTGTATCTTTCTGTGCAGAGGCAGTATGATCTTGGAAGCTATCGAAACGAGGAGGTCCAATTATACCGAATGGTAAGAATCGGCTATCGGTGTTACCTAGTTTTACAGCGTCTGGCATGTCGACATATATGTATTTAGATAGGCTTGTGTAATCGCCATATTGTCTATAACGGCGTTCGGCGTCATCCCACTCTTCATATTTATCACCAATCTTACGAGCAATAAAGTTTTCAGAGTTGGGGTTAAGATTGCAGTTGTTATATTGTTCAACATACTCCACGCGGTTGTCTGTATCGCTCATTTTGCGTAATACTACGCTAAATGAGCCGAAATCTTCGTTGTTCCGGGCAGCACGGATATCTTTAATAGAAACTTTTAGATTTCTTGCTACCCAGTCGCCGTTGTTGTGTGCGCACAGTCTAAAAAGCTTTTGTTGGTTTGCTGCGTCAAAACTACCCGTGCCTTCGCCGGTAGTAGTATCTTGCGCAATGAAATAGCCTGTTTTCGCAGGTTGATATCTTTCTTGCACGATTGCGGCGACGTTCGTACCATCAGTAAGAGGCAAGATAACGCCAATATGTTCAGCGCCAGTTGTGAGTGCTTCATTGACTGCACCTTCGTAAGATTCGCCAAGCCAATAGCGTTGGAATGAATCTGACGTGCTGTCGGTTGCATCGCTGTTCGTCAAGATCGGATTCGTATTGAACACTTTTCTAATGTATTGATCGCTAGTGGACGTGAAGTCGAAAGCAGAATCAACAACAACTCCGGAACTATTAGTGATTTGTACTTTAAAACGCTTTTCACCAACGGCGTCAACATATATACTGCTTCCTTTAACTACTGAGCCACTGGCGCAGGAGGTACCTGAAAGCGCTATAGAGGCACTTTGGTCAATATACCAAACTGCGGCGAGCGTACCGGTTGTTGCGGCATACGATGCAGACATCGAGCCGGTGGCGCCGCTAGCGATGGCGACGCCATTGATTTCAAAAGTGATGTCTGCTAGGCCAGTAACAGGGCCAATACCGGCGTCAGCGACGGGCATGGCTAAAGTAGCTAAAGCGTCGCCAGAACCGGTTAGCCCGACGAACTCGCCATATGCTATAGCGCTAACAGGGATCGAACCTGCAGCGTTTGCTACATTGATAACTGTTGCAATATTAGCGGCTACAATTTCTTTGTTTGCGGTAGCATTGTCCGAGCCGCTAGCGTTAAAAGTCATGGAGGCGGCATCAGTCGTTGAATTTGCGGTGCCGCTTACAAAAAGACGTTCAGCACCTAATGCAGCAATTCTCAAATAAGTATCCGGAGCATCATCAATAACATTATTTGCGACCTCAATTTCCGCGCCAAGAAGCGCTGGCGTAGGAGCATCGGATACAAAGAGTCCGTATGCTCCGCCATTATTTATAAAGGAAGTACCAGCAACAGTGTCTTCGGTTTTCCAACCGGCTAAAGCGCCTGCTGTTGCGGCAGTAGCTTGTTCGTGTGCTTGTCCGCCTAATCGTACAAAGACGACTGGAGCATTGTTTCTGAACCATGCTTGAGCAGCGTAAGAGGCGTATGTTGGAGAAGAATAATTGCCGTTTCTTGCGACGTCGCCGCCTTTACCACCGGGTATTGGATTGCCAAAAGTATTAACAAAATCGAAATATGAATCGACTCGAGTCGGTTTTAGCATCGGGCCTTTTTCAGATCTACCGATTAATGCTGGGCCAACATCTGCTGGTGTTGCCTCTCTTCCGGTATTGTCGATTTCGCTAACAAAGATTCCGGGTGAAATAAATTTGTACTTACTTGCGGACATTATATAATTCTCCTTTAGAAATGTTTCTCTATTAATTAGTTGTTATTCTTTGTAAAATCCCTTCCCATCTACATGCTCGGGAATATCTCCTAGTACAACATGTTCTCGTGGGATTTTAACTTCTACTGCGTTTTGGGTTTTTATGACCTTTGGTCTATCACCATTTGGCGATTCTCCTATTATATACCCCAATACATCAAAATTCAATTTTGTTTCGTATTTTCTCTCATCGACGCTTAAACTAGAAGCATTATTACTATAAGAAAAATCTGATTGCAAGAAGGTTTCATAACGATGGCCGTCTCTTCTGATAAGAAATGAATTGATGTGGCCACCCAAAGTCATAAATGGGGTTGTTAAGTTATTCATTTGTTGAATATATTCAGTGCGCACTGTTACTTCGTAATTAATACTCAAAAATACTGGCGCAGGCATTGTGATTGTTTCATAAACTGTTTTTTTGCTTTTACCGGGATAATAAGGCTGATTACCGGGAGTGCGATTAACATTTTCAAATTTTTTGATATTGTCCGCTGCATGAAAGTTGTTTGTTTTGTCCTCGACTATTCTTCGTGATACTACAATACGTCCACCTCTTATTGAATCCATACCATAAACAGGATTTCCATACATCGCGCCTTTTTTAGATAGATCTTTTCTTATTGATGTTCTCTCAATTGTAACAAGAGGTAAAATTAAAGTACCATCGTCATCACGTAAGTCCTTGTTATTCTTAGATAAAAAGGCCCTTTCGGAAGTAACCCAAATAACCGGTACCTTTTTTGAGCCTTCATTGGTATTAGAAAAGTTGTTTAAGCGTCCATCAATAAAATCATGCAATGCATAATCAATAGTTTCTAATGTAGAGGATTCAATCTCGTAATATTCTTTTTCACTTGGCATTGAACGTTCCTTGTCGTGCTTTAATGCATTTTGCTTCTATTTCCATTTTGTGGTCTACTTGGCCAAAGATCTGCTTCGGCTCATTAAGCTGGACGATTTCATAGAAAGTATCTCCGTATTTTACAAAATCTCCCTCTCTAACAAAAAGATCTTGATCTTCTGTTAGCCTTCGCTTGTGGAAATGTACAAGAATGGAGGGTCTTCTATCAATTCCCAAACTTGTTGTCTCTGTAACAAAACCTTCCCACATAATTAAAGCATAAACTCTAACTGGGGATAGAAATGATTTTTCTATTGCCTCGCCGTATAAAGAGTGGTAGTTCGTGTTTTCCATGCTTATTGGATAATAAAAGACGCCTTGGCCAATAACTCGTTCAATGAGTTCATCATTAACTTGTTTTACAAGATCTCTCTCCTTCTTTCCTAAAAAAAGAGGAGCGGGAGGTTGTGCTGGCTGGTTCCATTTATTTTCATCAGACATTTATTCTTTATCCTACAAATATCGTCATCGGGACTTTTTCTTGAATCTTACTTATTGCATCTGTAAGCTCGCCATCGGTTGTCGCAATCTTTGTGTAGGTGAGTTCGTCGAAGATTGTTTTTAGCTCTTCGCGCAGTTTCTCTTGTTCAGCTTGGCCTTGAGATACCAAAGCGGTGCCATCTAGAGTTACTGAGTCGCCGGGAATAGGAATGGCTCCAAATTTACTTCGAATGTTACCAAGCATTTCTTTGCAGACGGATAGAGCAAATCTTCTAATCCATTGTTTACCAATCGAGTTAATCTTTTGATAGGGAGTGTTCTCAAACGGAAGTGTATTGATGTTGTTGATTCCGTTGACGCCGGTATTAATGCTCGAATCGTCCTCTTTCCATGGAGTATCTGTGTCTACGAAGAACTCTATCCAGAACTTTTTCGCAGTAACACCTACTACGTTTGGAAAAATTCTAAGTCTATCGTTCTTTATTTCATATGAATAATGGCTATTTCTAGTATATATCGCATCCTCAAAGGCCATGGCTTGAGCTTTATTTTGCCACGGGGGTACCAATTGGAAAGAACTATCATCAGCGTACTGACCATAACTGGATAAGTCTCCCACAGTGTTAAGACCGCCGTAATAACCATAGAAGCGCCACATTGCTTGAGGAGTTTTGTAATATACTTTTGTTATATTAATTCGACTATCTCCAACTTTATCAGCATAAGGGACGCCGCCTGCTTCTGCGCTAGCAGAGACAATTGTCTGTAAATCATAATCTTGCTGATCTGTGCTTGTATCGAAGCTAGCAGAGTAAATTCTTGTGGTTCCGCCGAATCCCGCTTCTGTTGCATATGCATGCGATACGCGACGGGCATATTCGAACTTAAACTTGGGGAATTTTAGTGCTACGTCCTCAAGATCGGTAGGATCTTGTAGTTGACCCTCTTCGTCGAAAGAACCGGTTTTGCCGCCTAAAAGATCACCAATTGAGTTCTTTGCTTGATGTATGTTGAGGAGGTAAGAATATTCTAATACTGATTCTTGATAGGCTGCGAAGACCTGTTCTTTGGTTATCTCAACATCTAAGACATCACCGCCGAGCTTTCTGTAGGTATAAGCTACTTGATCGGCGGCTCCTGATAGAAAATACTGATCCTTTGTTGAGCCGGATGCATATACTG